GTGCCCTTAGCGAGGGACGCCATCAGGTCAAGCTATGCGTTGTCAAACGCATTAGGTGTTGCGGAGTGACGACCCGCTGTCAGCTGAGTTCGGCTGATCACCGCAGCTGGCAACATCCGATCCGCTTAGGAGGTGTTTCATGGAACTCCATGCGAGGGCCGGGATTGATGATCTCGGTATGTACCTCAGCAGAGGGAACGGCAAGAAGGTTTCCGATGCAATCGCCGCTCTTAGCAGGGCTGTCAAGAACGTCGCCGTTGATTATTCGATGGAAGACGCGCTTGGAGACCTGTCAAAAGGGCTCAATCCAGAAAGGGACAATCGGAGTGTCACCGACCCTGAATGGGTGGAGAAAGGGATTGCCGCCTACGGCTGCCCAATTCATCCAACCACAAGTTCTGGATCCACGTCAACCTTTCCAGTCTCAGGACACGGAGAGTGTTGTTGCCGACGACGTTCAAGAGACGTTGGAGGGAACTCCGCTAGCTACACCGGTCATGGGAAGCCCGCAACAAGTCAAGTTTCAACCGCCGCAGGACCTCGAGGACGACGAGGTGGTGGTGACGACGAGCAAAGGAACTCGTCGAGTGAAGGTCGGACAGGACATGTCGGGACTGGACATGTATCTTATGACCCTCGCCAACTTGACAGGCGAACTGCACTGGCCAATGGAAGTGTACACGGTCAGAGCGGAACCTCACCTAGTTCACGACCCTACGAAACCGATGCCTACAAGGGTGCCGTACGTGCGGTCTATGACAGTGCAGGTGCTAAAGCGCGAGGGAGACTCCCTTTCTCAGTCGCTGAAGTGGTGGAGAGTTACATCCTACCTAACTCTTACGCTGGGGCTCCTCTGTTCGCTCGTAATGAACTGGTCTTGGATGCCGGGGCACGCCTCGCTCAACGCATTATTGAGGGTGGCAGGGGGTTTGACCCCTATGTTTTTGGCCGTCGGGTTCAGCCTGGCTCTGCTGGTCCAAAGACTCGGCTGGTATGGATGGCGCCGCTTCCTACGACAATTGTGGGGACGCGCTACAGCAAACGAGTCATGGAAGCGCTTTCTCGGAGGCGACCGTTTGTATGGGGTCTCAGAGGACACGAACAGGGCGCAATCATCAGTGAGATCGAGTCGAGATTCCGATACGTTTACTCGTTAGATTTCTCGAAGTTTGATTCCACTGTGCCAGCTCGCATGATTGATGACGCTTTCCGTGTGGCGCGGACGCATCTCGATCTTGATGAAAGTGAAATGGGCGTTTGGAGAAGGTACGTCAACGACTTCATCCACTCACGGATTATTGCACCAGATGGGCACGTGTACCAGAAGCATCGTGGCGTTCCGAGTGGGAGTGCTTTTACAAGCATTATCGACTCGATCGTCAACCTACTGCTTGTGTCTTATATGTGGGAGAAGCTTACTGGGCATTCGCTCAACCACGACCGCGTCCTGGTGATGGGTGACGACGTCATCATTGGATCAAATACGCGTCTGGACCTTGGTCAACTCGCGTCAGCGGCTAGTGATCTGGGGTTCGTCCTGAGCGTTGAGAAATCGACGATCACGGACACGTCCCGTGAAGCGAGGGCGTTCGATGACAATCGCACGCATTTCCTCGGACACTGGTGGGTTCACAGTCAACCCCATCGTCCTACGAAGGAACTTCTTCAACGGATGGTGTACCCTGAACGACACAAGAAGCGTGTACCTGGCGAGCACCTCGTTCGACTTGCTGCTTATGCCATGACATGCCGAGAGGGTAGGGACCTGCTAACGTCAGTGTATCCACATCAAGACGTGATTCAAAGTTATATGCGTCTTGCTGATGCACTTCGAAGATACGGATGGAGCGAAGACGACGACGTGCCTGATGTTGACCTTCCAGGTCAGTTAAGGCAGCGGCGCCGGGTTGAAGGTCAAGAGATCGAGCTTCCGACTTCTAAAGTTCTAGGCGGAGTGTTCGGTCCCTGGACCTGAAAACC